ATATGTTTCTTTTTAATAAACTTTTCCATCTCAGATATAAGCATTAAATCTTCCCATATCTTATTTGTTTTGTGGTCTTTAAATCTATATGTTGGCATTTATTCCCTCACTATACCATTCAGGTATACTTGTTTTCCATGTGGCAAAACTATTCTTATATTTGATATAGTAATCTCTATAAGCAGTAATACTATCTTCGTTCTTTACATCATCAGGCATTGCCTGTGTTGGTTGCTGAAAAGGAATATTTAGGGGTATATTTTTAGGTGAATTTCTCAACAAGTCTTTTAATACTACATATGATTTATGTTCTTTATTAGAACCATATCGTATTTTAAATTCTTCATGTAAGCAAGACCACATCTGATATAACCATTGATAGTTGTAGGCGTTATCTCTAACCCATACAGCACTTGGGTGATTTATATGACAAGCTTTGTAAATTGTAGCTTCTTCGTTACTATTCTCTAATCTGAATCTAGTTACTTTTCTACCTGTTTTTGATTTTGCTATATACTTAATGCCATCAAGCATTCTATGAGCAGTTGACATCAGTTGAGCATACTCGATAAGCATTTTAACCACGTGTTTATCTAAATGCATTTCAGCACAAATCTTGGGATCTTTATGTAAATAAAATATATTCATTACGCTATTATAACATCATTTAAGTCTTTTGTCAAGTACTTTGATTGAAGTTGCATTAATTCATGTAACTTATCTTGCCACAATCTTTTAAAATCATCATTTGTAGCATCTTGAAATGCATTATATAATACCGTTACTCTTTTCCAATACAATTCTTCACTATAGTTCATATACACCTCTTATGTTGTATTTAATTAATGTTGCGACTAGTTCTGTATAGTTCGGTCTACTAGCATACTTTGTTAATGTGTGTGCTAAATCTAATCCATTTGGTGTTTCACCATGTTCTAATATCTTTGCTCTCACTTCTCTAAATTCTTCATAAGCAAACACTTCGTTTATTATTTTAATATAGTGAGCAACACTATCACATTTAGTTTTAAATACTTTCACACCCCAACCTGGCCACTTTGTCCACGGTATAGGTAATAGATATGGTTCATCTTTATTCCATGTTCTAATACCAAATAAATTATTTGCCTCGTTAGCAAATCTACTTGTTCCCCAACCAGTTTCTAATGCTGCCTGTGCAATTATTAGTTCTCTAGGAATTTGTTTTTCTCTAGGTACATCTGTGTATAGATGAGTAATACATTCATTTAGTGAATATACAAAATCATCTTTGTTATCTGTTGCAACAACTGGTATAATAGAATATTCTTTCTCAATCATTCCCACATCAGAATTTTCTGGTGGCTGTGTTAGTTCATGAAACTCTGGGCAACCATCATCAGTACACGGTGCTGGTTGACAAGCATAAACAAAAAAGTATATGCCTGAAATTGCTAGTAGGTAAGAAATGTATTTCATAATAATTTCCTCAACTCTCTTTTCGTAGCATAGTCTTTATGTAGTTTACAAGTAAACCATCTAAACTTTGGTTGTGGTAGAGCAGGACCTTCTATCTCTAACTCGTTTGTTGTTTCTGCATAGATTAACTTTTTCAGAAACAAAGAAAGGGCAGCGTCATACTCTTTACAAGGTTTGTATTCTGCCTTAACTCTTTTAGGTGTTTCGTAGATACCCTTACGGCTTTCTACAATTGCTTTGATTATTTTTTTTTCGTATCTATTTAATTTCATTTATTGCCTTTTCATATGATGAACCTTGACCGACTAATACGCCGGTTTCAAGTCCTGTTAATCTAGTTTTTGTTTTTGCGATTTTTATATCTTCAGAGCTTATATTTTCAAAAGAGGATAAATCTTGTTCTTCAACTGGAAAAACATTTTCTTCTCTTAATTCAGGTTTCAAAAACATATAATATTGATATGCTAATTCTTCAGTAGCAAACCATGTAACTCCTTGAATTTCTAAAATCTCTGGTCTATCAGAATCTTTGATAGACACCATGCAATAATAGTTACTCATTAAGCAGCCTTCATTGTTGACATTTGAACACGGTATCTAGGACCGTTAATAACTTGAACTACTGCTCTAGTGCGAGCAATCTTTTCAATGTGGCCGGTCATATTACTAAATGTAACTTTTTGGCCAACATTAAATTTTGCCCCAGCGTTCATCGCCAGGATTTGTCTTTGATTTTTAATCATGCCGATTACAGCATTTAAATCTTCGTTTGTGCAATTTTCTATTCTTGCTTGAATTTCTAGTATTGGTCGTTTCATAATGTATCCTTTTATTTATTATTATTCTTATACTATACACTAAAAACAGCCAAATGTCAAGTAAATAATAAAATTAAAAGTGTTATATTTCAATAACTTACAAATTAGTTTAAATAAAAAAACCCTTATAAATCAACAACTTATATATGACAATAATCGTTGAAAAACAAGGGTTTTTGATAGGGGGCTCTAGATTTATTACGGCAATAACCCCTATTTCTTATACTGGATATGATGGTTTCTTTTCTTTTTTCATAAAATTATCATCCCAACCAAATGCTTCTTTCACCAGGTTAGCGGTAAATCCTTTATATACATTATTCACTTTTTTATTGACAACTGTAATCAAAAATTCTGCTTCTTCAGCAGATAATCCTTCTAGTATTTGTATAAAAACTGTTTCTCTTTTTGTATTTGATAGTGAGTTATCACCACCTTTTATAAAAAGATACAATCTTTTTGCTTCTCTAGATAATAGTGTATGGTCTGTGCCTAGTGGTGCATCATTAACTTTGTATGGTATTTCTTCACCTGTTGGTAATGACCATTCTACTTTAGGATCAAATGCACCTTTTAGTACTTGTCTTAAAGGTACTGAATTATTATCTCTTAATACTTGCAGTTTTCTAGGTTTATCTTTTGCATTATTTACTTTCATAGCAATCTCACTCATCAATGGAGGTAGAGCTCTACCTGATTCAACTAGTGTTCTCATTCCTTTTCTTGTTGCTAATGCTGGGTGTGATTGTGTAGGTTCTGTTCCCCTACTATCGCTTTGTATTGAGCCGTCTGCATTTCTTCTTATTATAGCCATTGTTATTTCTCCTTAACAGTTCTTTCAAAGTTAAAATTCATCTATAACTTCGATTAAAGTTTTAAGTTTTTTTGTTATAAAGTAGTTGAGTATCTTATCTCTACTTGCCACTTTAACATCATTAAACTCATTAATTATCTTCGCCTCTAATTCAGGCGGTATACAACTTAGATCAATTAATTGTCGATTTCGATTGTAATTCTTTTGTTCTTCTTCAGTAAATGTCATAATCATTTCATTTACCCAAGCTTCAATTTTCTTTTTACTTAAAGGTCTTTGTCGTCTACCTTCTTCAACAAACACATTATCATCTGATAATACATTAGGCACACCATCACTTCGGTCACCTTTTAATATATGTTCTTTAATATATATACTTGGTGTTTCATCTGTACCTACAAATTTAGATAGTACAGGATTATATTGTCTAACATTAGAATTGTGTAATTGTATAAAGTCTTTGTCACCAGATAGTATCAGTACCTTTTTAGCATGATTAGGACCTGTTCGTCTTTGTAATCTATTGACAAGTGTAGCAATAATATCATCGGCTTCTGCTGTTTCTATTTCAATAACTTTGTAAGGCAAGAAGTTTTTAATCTCATCTTTGATATTATGCAATATAGTAAATATAGCATCCCAATCGTGTTCTGATTTTGCTCTATTTGCTTTTCTACCTGCTTTGTAATTAGGAAACACTTCTCGTCTCCATACATTCTTACTATCACAAGCGATTATCATTTCGCCGTATTCTTTTCTAAATTTTTTATTGTGGCCTCGGAGAGAGTTTAGAACCATATGTCGGACTAAATCTTCACTTAAAGTCATACTATCTCTACTGAGAGTAACCATAAGGTTTGAAATCATTATTTGGTTTATATCAACTATTATCATATATCTTATTATATCACACTTCTTAATAAATGTAAAGCACTTATTCTAGGTCAAATTCAAAGTCAACATCTACTGTTTTCTCTTGTTTTTCTTCTGGTTTTGGGGGTGTCACAACGGCTTTAACAGTTTTGATGATTCTACTATAGTTTATTTCAGTAAGTTTCTTACCATCTGGTGTTGTCAGAATATTAACAAGCGTATCTGTAATCTTTTGCATTGGATGAGGTTTGGCAAAATCTCTTTTCAATAAACTCTTGATTGATTCTATAGTAATTGCTAAATCTCTTAGAAATATATCATTGTTAATATCTACTACATTGTCTTTAAGAACCTCTAGTACGTCTAAGCTTAATTGTTCTGTCAACTGCTCAATAAATTGTTCTTCTTTGAAGTGTTGTTTTTGTTCGTCAGAAATTGTTACCTCTGGCACAGCTCGTTTAACTCTATGCATTGGAAACTGTAATATTTTACCCATGTTATATACTAAATGATGTTCCGCAACCACATTGTGATTTTGCTTTTGGGTTATTAAATGTAAAGAAACTACCAAATGTTTCGCTGTTATAATCTATTTCTATACCTGTTAGATATAGTTCATTTGTTCTGTGTACTAATAATCTATTGTCTATTACATGGTCATCTGTATCTTGTTCATCTTCAAATGTCCATTCGTATTCAAACCCAGCACACCCACCACCTTTCACCTGTAATCGAACATACTTTTTATCATGTTCTTTTAGCAAGTTCCCAATGTGTGTATATGCATTGTCTGATATTGTTAAATCCATACTACTATTTATATACCTGCTGGTGAAATAATTTTCCACTTTGTCAACTTACTTTCATTTGGTCCATAGTACATACCATCCCAATCACCTGTGCGAATATATCGTTTGATTATGCGAATATAAGCCTGAGCATCTATTCTTGTTCTCATAGCCTCATCTTTCTTTTTGTTACTCATTTCTGATGATTTTGAGCGTTCAGTTTGCCCTGCTGCCTTTGCAACACCCTCTTGAGTTTCAATCCACTTTTTAAGATTTGTATAAGACCATTCATGGTCAGCTTCTAGTTCTAATATTGATGGGTGAACACCTGTCATTTTAGCAGGTTTCTTTCTAGACCGTAATTCTGCCATACGGTCTATATCTTTTTGTTTCTTTTCATCTATCACAGATAACCCAAAGAAATAATTGTATCAGTATTTATTTGCCAACAAGATTTTGTTTCACAATCTTTTACACCAATATAAGTTCCACTACCCATATCATTCTTCTTATCAAGCTTAAATATTCCCATAATGACTTCGCCGTTTTGTATAAACTCAATCATAGTTTTTCTTTTTAAATCGTGTCTTATAGCACTACCTCTATGTGTTTGTGATACTATGTTCATTATATAATCTCTCCTTTAAAGTTAATTTTACCTTGTTCCATAAAGTACTCGGTAAGTTCGTTGTAACCACCTATATGTTTCCCATCAATAGTTATCTGTGGTATTGTTCTTACTTGTTTGCCTAGTTCTTCAAACAGTTCAGGTAGTGATATATCTTTTGTCACCACCTTTTCTGTATATTTAGAACCAAGGCGTGTTAATAACGCCTTGGCTTTATCACAATAAACACAGGCAGGTTTACTATAAACGATTATAGTCATAGGACTATTCTTCAACTACTGTAACAGGTTCAACAGGTACAGCAATTAAACTTTCAGTAGCATCTTTTGCTAGTTTATTAACGTCTATATCAGACTCTGCATTATCAACAATGTATTCTGCCAATCTGTTGTAGTCGCCGATACCCATTTTGAGTCCTATATATACTCGATAAGTACCTTGTGGTGTTTCAAATACACCTTTGTGCCATTCTTCATAACCAGTAACCTTTGTGTCTTTGATTATGTTGACAATAGTCTGGTCAATTTTAGAAGCAACTTTTTTGTTACCTTCTTTGCCATCCTCTGTCATAAAGTAATTAGCTCGTTTGTTTAACTCGCCCTCTAATTGGTCAGCAAGACTTGCTTTTGCAATTAGTATTGCTTTATCCATAGCCATTTGTAAGTCAGGACTTTCACCAGAACCTACACCGTAGATAAAGTTTTCAGCATCACGGTTTGTAATCAAACCTTTTTCAACTTGAGCGTCAATGTACCATT